TCTCGACCGCCGTGCGCTTCGCGACTTCCGCGTCAAGCTGCGCCTGCGGGATCATGCCGTCCGCCGTCGTGGTCTTCTTTTCGGCTTCCGCCGCTGCCGCCGCTGCGGCTGCCGCTTCGCCGTCGCGGCCTTTTTTGGTGGCGGTGTTCTCATCCGTCATTGTTCGATGCTCCTAAAAGAGGGAAAGCCGGGCCAGCGAGCGGTCTGCCGAGCGCGGCGTTTTCGTTTGAAACCTGTTGCAAGATTTCCCGCGCTTTTTCCCGGCTGGCCACGTCCGGGTTGTCTTCCATCAATGCGTCAACCGCGCTCCAAATTCCCATGTCGATCCGGGCTTGGTAGCCTTTCAGGCGTTCAGACAAGCTGATGTCGTCTTGGATTTCCGCGAAATCGACACGCAGCTTTGCCGCCTCAGGAATTGAACCGGGCGCATGTGTGTTCACGACGATCTTTAGAAGATCGAAAAGCTGGTTTTCGTAGCGACGCCAAATCGCGGTGTCGTCTTTTCGGGCTTCCAAGAGGTCGCGTTGCTCCGCCTGCTTGGCTTGGCCGGACTCCACTCGCTGGTTTATTTCAAATACCGACGACGAAAGATCATTGGTGGTCGCGAGGTGCTTCAACAACGCTTCGATGGATTTCAAAACCGCTTCGATTGGCGCATTCGGCGCGGCGTAGTTCAGCGACCCGCCGTCCGGCAGATTGACCACCTTGTCCGGGCCAAGCTGCAATTGGTGCTGGGGGGACAAACCGACCGACCACGGTTGACCGTGAGCCTGAAATTCAATCGTTCGCCACAGGTTCATAACGGCGGTGTTGATCGCGATTTGACCCTTAACCAAGTCGTCTCCGCCGGGCAAAAAGAATTGGTCATCGGGAGGTCGGTCGAAGCACGACACGAACGGCAGGACGCCATAGGGATTAAGGCCAGCTTCATTTCCGGGGATCGCGACGCTGTTCCCCCGCCAATCGTAAATGTGGAAAGCGCCACGGGTCCAAACGTGATACCGCACCTCGCGTTCCGGGTGCTTGCTGTCCGCCGGTCCCGGTCGCGTCAGGTAGATGCGATCCGGGTCTTCCGGGTCTGAAAAATCCACGTCGAGAATATGCGGCGCGATCACGTCCAGGCGTGGCGCATCGTTGCGGACCGATACTTTCAACAGGGTCGTCTTGAACAACTTGGTCAGCTTGTGGGCTTTTTTCAGCACCGCATTCGCCGCAATCGAGCGATACAGTTCCTCGCCTTTTTCCTGATCCCAGTTTTCAAAAACCCTTGAGGGCGGGTCGAGGTACACCATCGATTTCTTATCGATGATTTTCTTGATCACGTTGATGCAGAAGACCTGAAACCGGCTATCGACGTTGGCGAACCGCTTCTTCAGTTCCGCCAACGTCGCGTTGTCTTGGTCGTCGTAGTACATCGCCAACCGCTGGGCAGCGGCTTCCTTCCGCTTGCGCGTGCTCTCGACGCGGCGGATGATCGGGCTTGTGGTCCCGAGGGGACGAAAGAAGCTTGTGACCGTTGCCATGCACACAAATTAAATGTGCGCAAGTAAAAGATCAACGTGTTGTTACATGTGGACCGATGTTTTCTATCTTATTCTTGACGAAAAATTGTAGTCCCATGTCGTTTGTTTTGTCGTTATTTGCGAATTCCTGGTACATCCTGTTAATCGCCGAAAAACTGCGGCACTGATCCGCGCACAACGGGACGTGTTCCCCGCCGTTCAAAACGCAAAGGCGTGCTACATGGTGCTGGGCATTGCAGTAAATCCCGTCCACCTCGTAAGGGTTGATTTCTTCGTTCCGCAGCGCGTAGATCGCCCACGCGAGACTGTAAATCGTGTCGTCGTGCGAGCCTTTGGCGTGCTCGAATTTTGGCAGCGACTGCCCCGCCTGTCCGACTTCCATGCGGTATTCGAAATCGCCCATTTCGGAGAGGAGGAGTTTCATATCCGGTCGAATGTGCAGGCGTCCCTCCGCCGCCGCATTGTACAGGGCCGTGAAGGCGTTCGCCTGACGCTCCGCCGTGGCGTGCACGATTTCGTGTTCGAAATCCTGTTCCGCGCACCACGAGGCAACGTCTTGGGCGTTGTAGGCTTCGATTGAAACCCGTTTCAAATTCCAGTCGGCATGGTACTTGGTGAACTTCTTTCGGATGCCGCTGGCGGAACTGAATTTGATCTTGTCCGACGCCAACACGAAATAGTGCTCGTCTTCGTCTTTGATGGTCTTGAGCACCGCCGTTGCAATCGTCGCATCGCCGTGCAGCGAGAAGCCGTAAGCCCGGTCCAGTCCCGCGCCCACGACGTAAGCGGCGTTCCCGACAATGGCGGGAATGTCCTGCGGATATCGATCCTTGCACGAATCGATGATTTGTTTCGGAAAGAGCGAATTGGATGCGCTGCCCCACAAATTCAAATGCTGTTGCGCGAAATCCAGCGGCAACATTTTTGCCGCTTGCGACTTCAGGCCCTTCCGGTTGATCCAGTGTGGCGATTTTTCCAAAGCCTCGGCAAGATTTTTGTAGCTGATAAAGCTGAAGTACAAAGCTTCATCGGCCTTCTTTTGAAACAACTGGTAAAGCCCGTACAGCGGCGAAGACCGTGGCCCCACGGTGCTGTCTACCAGCACCATGGCGTCGTCAGTGTCGATGGTCGCGGACGATACCGCGTCGAACACGGCTTGCGACCGCGCCGCGTGCAACTCGGTCACCTGCGCAACGCTGATCTTCTTGCCGAACAGCGCCGCCGGGTTGGCGGGGTAGCCCTGAATGATATTCCCGGCACCGTCGTAGTGGATGCTGTCGCCAAGGATTTTGATCGTCTCGTTCTGGATGAGCGTGGCGGTGTACGGCGTCTGGCGCAAGATCGTCGCAGCGAGTTTGAAACCGGTGTCAACCGATTGCGTTGCCGAGTTGGCCAAGATCGCGATCATTTGCGTGCGTCTGGTCAAAAATTTCCAAACGACGATCAAGGCGACAAGAACGGTTTTGCCGTGGCGGCGCGGCCAGCACACGCACACGGTGCGGTATTCGCCCGAAAGCATTTCCCGCACTTCGGCTTCAAGTTCGGGGGTCAGCTCGAATTCGCAATAGCCGTCCGACTTCGACGGCACGCGCGGCTTGGTGTCCCTGATCCATTGCAAAAACCCATCGGCGCCGTTCTGCCAGCTTCGAAGTTTTTGGGCCTGTGTGCGGCCGGGTTTTGATCGCTTCCTAGTCGTCATGTGGTCTCTTTCCTGAATAGGTGCGGATAAAGCCGCCGGAGTTGATCGACACTCAATGCCTGATCGGCGGTTGCCATTTGACTTAGGCCAAGCCCCGCGCGGAACGCGGCGAACCGGGACGCCCCAAAATCTCTTTCTGCATCGCCGTGGGCTTCCCGCGCAGCCAGTCTTCATATGAAGGGGGCAGCGGGGCGTCTTCCTGGCCCTTCAGGATCGCCATGAGGATGCTGCGGCAATTCGGATGGCGCGGGGGCGCTTTGATGTCAGCGCTGCCCACGGGCCACACGGTCCCGCTGAGACCTTGGCATATTTGCGAAGTCGCATTGTCGAGCACCGCCACATAGCGCACGGCGGAAACCACGCCGCTTTCGCGGTATGTCGCCAGCAAGGTTTGATTGGCGACAAACGTCACCGCGCTGCGGGTCGTGGTGAACACGCTTTGCCAACCCCGCTCGCGGAGTTGGCGCATCTCGGCGGTGATCGCCGATATCGCTTTCCGCTCATCGCGCGCGGTGCGGAGGATACGGCGGGTCTCCCGCGTCATATCGGCGGATGCCTTCATGAACCATTGGGGCCAAGAATGTTTTTCGCCGGAAGCACTGCTTTCGATGGGCGTATTAACGATCTTCCGCAACGCCAATAAGCCCGCAGCACCCGCGAACGCGAGTTCGATTTTGCCGATACCGGATTTTCGCTGGGCGTCTTCGGTAGGCGTCGGGAATTCTTCTTCTTCAAGCCCGCTCACGACGTGATTCCGCGTGACTTCGCCCACGCCTACCAAAAGTCTTTCCGCATTGCCCTCCAAAGGATCGATGGCTTGAAGCGCGGATCGGGTTAGCATCTCCTCTAACGGCCGCAGCACCGCCGGAGAAAGCGTTTCGTCGGGGTGATCGCCATAGGCGTTGTGCAGAAACTCCAAAACGAATTCCGGACTGATCGCGATCAACGGAAATAGATCACGCGCGATGGTGGCGGTGATCCTGTCGCTCAAACCAGCCATCAAAAATAATTCGTCCTGCAAATGCATTGTCGCTTACCCAATTCTAAAAGTTCGTGGGGCTAGTCGTGGGGCGTACTTCGATGCTTCCGGACTTGGGGAAAACACTGCCTCGATTTTTCCTGACGATGGCCCCAACCCATGCCGCCGGATCGGGCCATGACGGCACACGGTTGGGGGTGATCCGCGCGGACGTGACGACACGACACACGATGCCGATTGAAACCGGTTTCAAAAATGTATTCACACCCGCGCATCGTTAGTTCTCTTCGCCCAAGAGCGCGCGGGTGTGCGCATCGATGGTTCGCACCTTCGCCCGCGAGCGCGGTGTGATGTCTCGTGGTATCCGCGCCAATCCGAGTTGCTTGAGCACGCCTAGGAGCGCGTTGGAACGCTTCAGGTAAAGCTCTTGGTCTACTTCCTCTTCCCGCGCGATTGCTGCGTCATCGATGTCCGCGAGCGTGGCGATCATGCAGGCGCGGCGCGCAAGCATTTCCTGCGCGGGCGTGAGTTCCCCGCCAAGCTGTTCGGCAATCTCCTCCATGTGCCGCTTGAACGTCTGCGGGATCGGCAACCGGCCGTCTACCGGGACGCCATTGAACCAAAGCCGCTTCCCCGCAACCTTCAACCTGTTTCGGATCGGGGAATTTGAACCCGGTTTCGTTCTCTTCCGTGTCTTCACTATCTGCAACAGCCGTGCAACAGTCCGTTGCAACTCTTTGAATTTACGTACAAAAAACCAGCGCGTTTAACGGGGTATTAATTGCGCCCTTCCTGCGGGCCTCTTTTCCCTGTCTCCCGCCACGATTTGCGTGCCTGAGAGACGACCGGAGTTTTGACGGGGTGCACCTCAAACAGCCCTCATCTAGGGGATTTTCAGTGGGTTTAGGGGCGTAGCGAGGAAGAGTTTTCATTGCGGGGCTTCCAGACCGCAGGCCTCGTACGCCTTCAAGATCGTAGTGCGCGCCTTGCGTATGCTGACCTCGCGGCTCGTGCCGCCGGAAAATCGGATCAAAAGCCGGGACTTGGCTTTTAAGATCGCTTCGATAAACACGGGCGCATCGTCACCACCGTTGATGTAAAAATTAGGCAACTGGTATGAATACCGAAATAGCTTCATCTTTTGCGCCGGTTCCTTATCGACCCGCCAGTCCATGTAAAGTTCAGCGCCATAAGTACCACTCGGTGTTCTTACGGAAATCTTTAATGTCGTAAAATCTTCCGTAGGTTTTTTCGAGCACTCCATCCCGACTTCCAGACCAGTAAGGTAGACGATCTTGGCCCGACCGCCCTTCGTGTCGTACATCGGATCGTTTATCTTATCGAAATACCAATCCGGATTTCGAATATCTGCCCGTGCTTCCCCGCCGATGCGGTCGGGACTGAACATCAGTCCTGCCCCTATCAGCGCTCCCGCCGCGATGATCGCTATGTTCCGTTTCATTGGTTTCTCTCCCCCTCAATGATTGTTCCTGCGTCTCTCGTAAGTCATCGGTAGAATGCAACCTGTCGTGACGCCTTGGGAGGGGAAAATGTCTCCGAGTGGTTTTGATGGGTATGAAAGCGATAGCGAAGTCCTGAAGGACATCCGCCGCGAATTGGCAAATGCGAGTGTCGAGTTTGTAGGCACCCGGCAAGGACTTGAAGACGCCAACGACAAGCTGGCCGAAGTGCAGCGGGAACTTTCCGCCTTCCGCCATGTGATGCACAAAGACCTGGGCGTGGCGATATGTTGGGCGCTTATCGTCATCGCTGTGTTGCTTGCCGCCATCCTTTGGCGGGTTTGGTAATTCATGGGGTTTCCCCCACCGCTAGGCCGTTATCTTGCCGGTGCTGCCTGACCGTTTCGATATGCACCAATGGCGTACCGTCCGGCAGCCTCTCCGCGATAAGGTCGTGTCTCCGCGCATATCGCAGGAGCGCTGTGCGGTCGATCCCCAGTTCCCTTGCGGCTGTCCCCATCCTGACCGTACCATTGATCGTTTCATCCTGCTTTTTGCGTTCCTTGGCGCGGGCGCGCGCTTCCCGCTTTTGTTGCGCCTTGGCTTCTAGCGGATCGACCCAGCACCGTGCATGATGCTCGGCACAGTATGCGCTGCCCTGCTTTGTCGGCTTGCCGCACGGCTTGTCGCCCCGGCGCGGATCGCCTTCGTAGAATTCACAATGCATCATTCGCAGGACACCTCCGCGATTTTGAAACCCGTTGCAAATTTGGAGGGAGGGGGAGCGAGCACCCGGATCGCTCGCTCCCCGAGGAAACAACGCTGCACCTGAGGGGGAACAGCATCCCCCGCACCCGTAGCGAACGTGCCTTCATTTGTAAACCGCAATGAGGTTAACGACCGCAACACGCCCGAAACGGCCGCAAGGTCCGCGAAACGTCCGCCAGCATATGTGTTGCCCGCGCGGGTATCAGTCATCCCCTGCGGTCCCCCTGCGCCCGCACAGGGCATTTGCAGCCCGCAGGGGCATATAGGTCCGCCACGGTCGGTAGTATCCCTTGCGGTAGTCCCCCCGGCGGGCGGGAAGCGTCTGGCGCAGCCGCGACGCTCTCGGCTTGTTCCTTCGTTAGTTCTTTCGAACTTTAGTTCTTTATTAGAAGGCCGGATTCCGGCCCTCGGGTAGGGCCGTATTCCGACCCTAGGGGGGGTCGTATTCCGGCCCTGCGTGGCCCAGAATTTGAACATTGCGGGGTTCATTTACGACCCAAGGCGGTTCGAAATTGGCTGCAAGTGACGCGGCAGACCAACATCGACTGCGAATTCCGCGCCGGGGCGAAGCTCGTAGCGGAACACTTTTTTTCGATGAACGCCTTCGCCCTGGAATTCGGGGCGTCGGCGCACAAGCCCTGTGTCCAGCACCTCTTTCAAAGCCGCTTTCAGCGCGGTTTTTTTGATGGGTATGCCGCACTGAACTTGCTTACCGTCGCGGTCCCAGACTCCGCCCAGAAAATGCCTGTGACCGATCACTTCATCGATCTTGCCCCACGGGATCGTGCGCATCAGGATGAACCGGAAGACGTGCACCGCTGCGGACGACATATCGTGTAAGCCCGCCTGATTGTCGTAGGCCCTGAAAAGCCGCCATTGGTCAATCGGGTTTCGAAGGTCATATTCGTACTCGAATTCGTCATTGGACGAGGCGGAGGTAGTCGCGCTCATGGCGATTTTTCCCTTTCGGTTTGTGGAAGACGCGGTACCGATCGGACGCGGTGGTCAGCGCGATTTCCGTCAATTTTTTGAGGTTCAGGCTATAAAAATCGACCTTCATATGATTGAAGATTTCCTCGTTGTAGACTTCCCCGCTCTTAATCCTGAGGATGCCGTTTTCCCTGAGTTTCCTGATCGACTTGCCGAGCGTTCCCCGAGACATGGGTAGCGGGGCTACGAGCGTGTCGCCTTCGGCGTCGAAAAGCCCGGCCATGAATACCCGGTGATTAAGCGGTTCGGCTTCCTTGCCCTGCACCAAGGTCGCGTCATAAACGAAGTTGAGCACGGCTTGATCATTGGGCGAAAAACCACTCCAAAATCCGAAAATGCGCAACAGCGTTCCGACTTTCAAAACGTCCGCAGCGTTGGTCGGCTCTATAATGTATTGCCCGTAGCCGTGAGACGGTCCGCCGGGTTTTTTTCTCTTTCGTGTCATCGTGCCACCCTCCGTCGTGCTGTCCGCCCTTGCCGCTGGTTCCGCAGCCAGCCCTGCGACGGCGGGCGGTAGCCGTACCTCGCGCCGATATCCCGGAGAACGTTCATTTGCGCGGGCGAAGGCGGACGGCGGCGCATAAACTGAGCGACAC